TAGTGGACAACCAAGTCAGTATTTCTTTGATAGGCAAACCACTCCTACCATTACCTTATGGTCTACACCAGATGCTTCTTATACCTTGGTTTACTATTATGTAAGACGAATACAGGACGCAGATACTTTGGTTAACACAACAGATGCACCTTTTAGATTTTTACCATGTATGGCAGCAGGACTAGCTTATTATATAGCTATGAAAAAAGCTCCAGAAAGAATCCAAATATTAAAAGCTGTATATGAAGAAGAATTTCAAAGAGCCGCATCAGAGGATGCAAATAGCACACCTCTTAAATTAACACCAAGTATGGATTATTTGAGGTACTAATGGCTCGATACGCAAGTGGAAGATACGCATACGGCTATTCAGATCGATCTGGCTTTCGTTATCGTTTGCGTGAAATGAGAAAAGAATGGAACGGACTTAAAGTAGGTCCTGATGAGTATGAGGCTAAACATCCACAGTTAGAGCCTAACTATCCAGGTCCAGATCCTACGGCTTTGTACGAGCCAAGACCAAACCAAGACACAGATTTAACATCCTTTATAGTGTACACAAATGCTGGAAATGGTATAATAGGACAAAAGATGACACCATTTACGGCTACGACTAGTCTTGGAACAGTAACAGTGAGCACATCATGAGTTTTACATTAACAACATTAACTGCATCTATACAAGAATGGACAGAAAATGATGAGTCTACATTTGTAGCTGAAATACCTTTTTTTATAAAAAACGCAGAAGAGAGAATATTTAAACTTGTTGATTTAGATTATTTTAGAAAAAATGTTACTGGAACTATGACTAGTAGTAATAAATTTTTAGAAAAACCTTCTGACTATTTAGCTACTTATTCTTTATCTTTTGTTAATTCAAGTAGTGAAAATGTTTTTCTTTTACAAAAAGATGTGAATTTTGTACAAGAATATACTCCTGATCCCACTACCACTGGTTCTCCTAAATACTATGCATCTTTTGATGTGGACACTTTTATTGTAGCACCAACACCTAGTAGTAGCTTTGCAGTAGAATTACATTATTACTATAGACCTGCGTCATTAACCACAGATGATTCGGGAACAACATGGATAAGCACAAACGCTCCAGACGCTCTTTTATATGCTTCTCTTGTAGAGGCTTACACCTTTATGAAAGGTGAAAATGATTTATTACAATTATACAATCAAAGATTTGGTGAGGCTATACAAAGATTAAAAGGCTATGCAGAAGCACAAGAGAATATTGATTCTTATAGAAGAGGCTTACCTTCCAAATAATTTGACTTTTTTAATATAAAATTTATAGTGTTTTTTATGAAAAATAAAAGTGTTGCTATTGTTGCTTTAGGTAATAGCTTTTCAGAGTATATATTAGCAAGAATAAGAAGCGAAAAATTCGATGAAGTTTGGACAATAAACTCTATGTCTAATGTAATTTATCATGACAAGTGTTTCATGATGGATCCTCCTTCAAGATTTTTAGATACACCAAATGCAGGTAAACAAACAAGCATTATGCAAGATAGATTGAAAGAAAAAAAAGGTATTCCTATTTTTTCTTGTTGTTTGGACGAAAGGTGTCCAGATGTTGTAGAATATCCTTTGCAAGAGGTAATACAAAAAACTGGGTACGCTTATTTTAACAACACAGTTTCTTATTCTTTAGGTTACGCTGTTTCACAAAATGTATCTGATTTACATTTATATGGAATAGATTTTACACACAAGGATGTGGCTTTTGCAGAGGCAGGTAGAGCGTGTTGCGAGTTTTGGTTAGCAATAGCGATTTCTAAAAAGATTAAAGTGCATATAGCGAATAGTTCATCTTTACTTGACATGAATGTACCAGATGATCAAAAACTTTATGGATATCATAGACTAGATGATCCACTCGTTACCACAGCAACACAAGGCAGTATGTTAATAACAAGAAAATCAAAACTAGAACCACCAGAACCATTGGATTCAAAATCTAATTTAATTGGTAGAGAAGATATACCTGGTATTAGTTATGAGGAGGAAAAAAATGTTTAATGTTAATTTTTCAGAGGTAGGAAGTGTGAATGTTAAAACTTCACATCAAGGAGGGTTATCAAATGAACAGATAGCGGATCTTGCAGTGGATAAAATAGCTAGTATATCTGATCAAGCACCACCTCATGTAAGACAGCAAGCAAAGCTATTCAAAGAACAACTGAAAGTTATCTTGTATCATTATCTCATCTTGGCAAGAAGAGAAGAGCGTGGTACTATCATTCAGGCTTTAAGATCAAGTGGTCAAAAGGAAACGGCTGAATATATAAGGAGACTATAATATGGCTATAGCACAAGCAATGTGCAATTCTTTTAAAAAAGAATTAATGTTAGGCACACACAACTTTGCAACAAATGGTAATACTTTTAGATTAGCACTTTATGCAGAAGGTGGTGGTGGTAAGTCAAGTACAACTGCTACTTTAGGTTTTGGTACAACTGTTTATACCACAACTGGAGAGATTCAAAACAGTGGTAGCTATGCTGCTGGAGGTGGAGAGCTAACTAAAGTTGCTCCATCTGTTGCTACTTCTACTTCTACTGCAACAGCTTTTACAGACTTTGCTGATATAAGTTTTACGACAGCAACAATTACAGCTATGGGTGCATTAATATATAATGACACCAACAGTAATAAAGCAGTTTGTGTTTTAGATTTTACATCAAACAAAACATCAACATCTGGAACTTTCACAGTTCAGTTCCCAACTGCTGATGCAAGTAATGCGATTATAAGGATTGCCTAAATGTCTTCCCTACAAGGTTGGGGTAGAGGCACATGGGGTCAAGGTGCGTGGAACGAACCTCTTAATGTAGAAGTTACTGGTGTTGTTGGTACAACTGGTTTAGGGACTCCAGATGGAATACCTGGTGTAAACGTAGCAGTAACAGGTTTATCTGCAACTACTGCCATAAGTCAAACTGGTGCAAGTACAGTTACATATACTGTTACTGTTGTTTCTGGCAATCCCTCAAATCATCCATATTATAATCAAGGATCTACTAACAAGTACGCTATTGGTGGATCAACAGCATCAGCCGATGTTAACTTAACTTTGTATGAGGGCAACACTTATAGGTTTGATCAAAGTGATAGTAGTAATGATGGTCATCCACTTAGAATTTATGAAACGGCAGATAAAACTCAAGGTGAGTACACTACTGGAGTGACCACTAACGGCACACCAGGACAAGCTGGAGCTTACACAGAAATTACTGTAGCAGATAATGCACCTAGATTGTTTTATCAATGTAGTAATCATGCTCTCATGGGTGCGACAATAACCACTCATGGAATACCGAACATAGATGCTACAACTGGAGCGATTGTAACAAATGTCGTTGGAACAACAGGACTGGGTTCATCAACTATTCTAACAGTAGTAGACGTACCTGTTACATTAGCCGCAGCACAAAGCTCACTATCTAGTGTTGTCACAGTACCACAATGTGTGGTATCTTTAACGGGAGTTAGTGCCACCACTGGCACTGGAGTGGAGCTAGTGTATAGTTTAATAGTTCCAAATCAAACAGCTAACTGGCAAGAGGTCGCATAATGGCAAGTACATTTGTAAACAATTTAAGACTCGAAGAAATGAATACTGGCGAACAGTCAGGAACTTGGGGTACTAAAACTAACACAAACTTAGAACTTATAGGTGAAGCATTAGGTTTCGGCACAGAGGCAATAACGACTAACGCTGATACTCATGACACCACAGTGGCAGATGCTACTAGTGATGCTGGTAGAGCCATGTTTATCAAATACACTGGAACACTAGATTCCGCTTGTACCATAACAATTAGTCCAAATACTATGAAAAGAGTTCACATAATAGAAAATGGAACTAGTGGATCACAGAATATCATCATATCTCAAGGATCTGGTGGAAATGTTACAATAGCACCTGGTACTGCAAAAGTTCTTTACTTGGATGGTGCAGGTTCTGGAGCCGCCGTCATTGATGCTTTTGCACATTTATCAGTTGCCGATTTAACTGTAGATGATGATTTGATTGTGTCTGATGATGTTACTTTAAAATCAGATAGTGCAGTGCTAGGTTTTGGTGCAGATACAGATACTACATTAACACACACAGATGGTACTGGACTTACACTTAATGGCACAAACAAACTTACATTTGGTGACGTTGCTAGTTTTGTTCAGCAATCTAGTGATGGCACATTAAGAATAGATGGTGAAGCGATAATAGATTTAAATGCTAGTACACGAGTTGATGTGTCTACAGATCTTCAAGTTGGCGATGATTTAAGTTTAGCCTCTGATGGAGCAGTTTTAAATTTTGGTGCTGATAGTGACGTTAACTTAACTCATGTTGCAGACACTGCATTACTTTTAAATGGTGCAATTAAAATGACTTTCAGAGATAGTGCTTTATCTGTAAGCTCTAGCACAGATGGACAGTTAGATATTGATGCAGATACAGAATGCGAAATTACTGCACCAACAATAGACCTAACCGCATCAACTAAAGTTACAGTAAGCAATGATGTTGAGGTTACTGGCAGATCAGTAGGTGTAACAGTTACGGCAGAAAATGATGGTAGTTTTGATTTAGCAGTAGGTAATGATTTTACTTGCACGACTTCTGGAACGACCACAATAACTTTTACAAATGCTAAAGCAGGACAATCTGGTAATATAAAGTTTGTAAATGCAAGTAATCATACTATACAAGCTCATGCAGATGTGGCTATAAATGCAGATGTGTTAAGTACACTCGCAACAAGTGGCACATATCATTTGGCTTATTATGTAACGGCAGATAGTGGAAATGATACCATTTTAGTATCAGCATCGGCAGCATTAACGTAGGAACTTAATATGAGTATAATTAAAGCAAGTGGTGCAGGAGAAG